AAAAATAAAAGTATACCTAAAACATATAGGATTTTTAAAAAATGTCTGTCAATAAAAGTACCAACTACTTACAAAAAATAATTTTATTTTATTCACTTTTCACTTTTTGGAATTCGAATATATAATTATTTTTTTCAAGTGGTCGGGACTTTTCTTGACAGACATTTTATCAGGGTATAGTATGGATACATTATTTATTTTAGAAAATGATACTATTGGTTCATGGTACGTGGGTAAGCTTAAAATGAAAAGGGGGTTAGATACTTGGCCAGTATATAGAAGTTTAACACACGATCAATTGAATGATAAATTATACAAAAAATATACAGAATATGATAATCCGTATGTACACTTAATATTTTTAAATGAAAAATGGCGCGTGTGTTATGGTATAGAACGATGGTTATCAAATTTAGAAAAAAAAATTAAACGCGAACCAGAAAAATATAAATATATCGAGGAACTTTTAACTGCTGGTTGGTACGAACACGAAACTACACCATATTCAACAATATATGTCATAAATGTACCTGAAAATGTCACGCGTAGTGTATACGATGATCTAAAAAAGAATTGGGGTAACCCTAATGAAAAATCATCTAAACTGCGGAGTCCGTACACACTCAAAACGTGTTTAAATGTCACACGTTTGACACGTAAAGAGCGATACGAAAAAAATAAACAAAAATCAAATTTTTTAAAGGAACAGGCACAGAAGAAATTATTATATAGAATGAGTAAAGGGTATGTACCCAAGTGTAAAACACTTGAAAAGTATAACCTAAGTAATACAAACCAAACACAAAACTAGACTAAAAATGGAAGAACAATATATACGTGCCGTGTCTTTACTTAATGGTCAACTGCACCAACACCAAAAAGAAGGTGTATCATGGTTACTCTCTATGGAAAATTTATCGAAAGGTCCAAAAGGTGGTTTCTTATGCGATGAAATGGGTTTAGGTAAATCAATACAAATTATTTCGACCATTCTTGGAAATCGGAAAAAGAATACACTTATTATTGTACCAAAGTCTATAGTCACACAGTGGAAGAATGAAATTACTAATTTTGCACCTTCCCTAAACGTGTTTATATACGATGGTCCGGATCGAACCCGAAACCCCAATGACTTACTCGAATCAGATGTGGTTATTGCACCATACTCTTTGTTAACGGAAGATACTATGATGCTACACAAAATAAAATGGGGGCGTGTCGTGTTAGACGAAGGTCACGAAATACGTAACCCGAGTTCGTCTAAATTTAAAGCGGTATGTCAACTCCATGCCGATATACGATGGATTTTGTCGGGTACACCTGTATTTAATTCAATGAAAGATTTCGTCACATTGTGTACATTTATTGGTGTTGATCGAAAACTTGTACAAGCTATGACATCTAAAGTCAAAAACTTATATATACTGCGACGCACAAAAGAGGATATTCCCACACTCGAAATACCCGAGTGTAAATTTGAAAATGTCGAACTCGAAATGTATCCGGAAGAGCGCGAATTATACAAACACGCTTTTATCGAATCACAAGAAACTATCAAAGATATTTTTAGGTCGGCTATAAACGTGCACATGTATAACATGGAAATATTCGAGTGTTTGTTACGAGCACGCCAAACTATGATTTACCCACAAATGTATATCAATGGTATAGCAAAGAAACAAGGTGATATACCCGAGTTTTGGGAAGGTCGTTCCAAAAAAATGGAAACCTTGTTCAAACTGATTTCGGAACACCCCGATGAAAAGACGCTCGTGTTTTGTCAATTTAAACAAGAAATGGACTATATACGCGAAAACTTATCGTGTCCCGTTTTTCGTATAGACGGTTCAGTTTCAAAAGAAGATAGAGAAACGCAACTGAAACTGTTTAATGAAGCGCCTAAAAATAGCGTTTTTCTTATTCAGGTAAAAGCTGGTGGTCAAGGTTTGAATATTCAGTGTGCGAGTCGCGTGTATTTTACTGCACCGTGTTGGAACCCAGCAACCGAGTTACAGGCGATTGGGCGTGCGCACAGATCAGGACAAAAACGAACTGTACACGTAAAGAAACTTGTATACAAAGATACACCCGGGTACCCTTCGGTCGAACAGGCTATGATTGCTTTACAGGGACACAAATCACTTTTATCTGCCGAGGTTTTAAAAGACGATCGCCTAAAATACCAAATACCAACTGGAAACAAAACGAGTGATACGATTTCTATAACCGCTATTAGAAATATTTTCCGCGCTTAAGGTATATACAAAATGCAAACATTCGGATCAAGAGCTGAAGTGTTCCACGGAACGGCTATGAAAACAACAGGGGGTCTCACAAAATCGGATCTCATTCAAGATAAGTACGGGAGAATCGTGTCTAAAGCTGCGCGTAAAGCGGCGTTGGCGAGAATGAAAGAGGAAGGGTCCAAGCATTTGGTAAAAGTGTTCAAGCCAAAGAAAACTGGTTTCAAACTCCAACCAAAAGAGGGTACAAAAGAGTACAAGAAAAAGGTAAAGAAAATGTTGTAATAGTATAATAGTAACAATGACTTTGTCTAAATGGAACGAATCCGTTCGATTAGCCAAGATTAAACACGGGTTAAACCCATCTTCGTACATGGAACTCAAAGGTAAACTTTTAAAAGAAGCTCAGGCTATTTACCAAATACTTATTTTAAATGATTCTAAACGCCAATAAACTGGAACCCCTTAAGTCTCTGTGGCTCATATACCACGAGCGAGTTAAGTTTCCATGAAATACCAAACTTTTTGTTTAGAAAATACACACTGTTCATCTCAACGACCGCTGTACCCGACTGTCGCGCATATAAACCATTTTCTATATCGTCAATTAATCCTTTTTTGTTTTCGTCGTATACGTGTGATTTTACCTTACCGTCTATAGTAGAATCAACTTTGACTCTAAACTTTGGTTCGCGATCGGGGGTCTCTTTAATGTTAGAGTTAAACATTGGTTTGAGTTCATCGGTGCTCATTTTTTTACCGAAAATGTCTTCACTTTGTTCGGAGACGGCTTCTATGACTTTGTTTTCGAGTTGAGTTAATATTTCGTAAAACTTTTTTACATAGTTTCCTTCCTCGTCGTAACCTTTCATAGCGAAATCGATATTATATTTGGTCGGACCAACTTCGGGTGTAAACCCAGAAATACCAAAAGGCATGTACATGCGCGGAATTTGGAATTTCATGAGCCCGTCTTCGATCGTACACAGTGAAATCTTACGACCATCGTAGTTGGCAATTTTTAAGTTTTCGAGTGCGTTTGTAAATTTTGCCATGCTTTATAAATGTATATGTTACGTAAACTTTAAGCTTTACTAATTTCTTTCACACGGGTTTTCATAATATTTTCCAAAATCTTTAGTTTTTTAGACAGGTTTTCCAACTCTTTAGTTTTTTGGTACGTTTTATCACTTTCCATTATTTTACTATATTCGCGTGTTAATTTTATATAGTTTTTTCTTAATATTCTAAGTTCTTCCTCTAGTATGTTTTTGTGTATATTAGGTGTATTATCACCTCTTCGTGAACGTTTCATTTATATAAACTAATATTTTTATTATTAACCCAATATAGTATGAACTATCTGTATATCAAAATTATAGAGATGCGCGTTTGGTACATGTTTACGAAATACAAACTGTTTAGGCGGAACACATAGCACATTCCGCCTCTAAACTGAACTGGATCGGTCGCGCCTTTGCTTTACTTCGAAGGTAATACATACCCGTTTTCAAACCCGTTTTCCACGCGTACATGTGCATAGACGAAAGTTTCGATAAGGTCGGACTCTCGACGAACAAGTTCATACTTTGACTTTGGTCTATGTATACACCTCTATCCGCCGCCATATCGATGATTGTTTTTTGACTCATTTCCCATACGGTCTTATACAGTTCCTTAAGATCGTCGGGAATATCGATAATGTTTTGGACAGACCCATTCGCCTTCACCATAAGGTCTTTCATTTCCTTCGACCAAAGTCCCCGTTCTTTCAAATCGTTTACTAAGTGTTTGTTTACGACAACAAATTCACCCGCGAGTGTTCGTCTTAAATAGATATTGGTCGTGTATGGTTCAAAACACTCGTTGTTCCCCAAAATCTGGGACGTCGAGGCGGTAGGCATGGGTGCAAGTAACAAACTGTTCCGCGTACCCTTTTTGACGAGTTCACGCATGGCGTTCCAATCATACCGACCACTAAATTTCGGGTCACGATCCCACATATCAAATTGGAGAATACCTTGACTGAACGGTGACCCCTTAAACGTTTCGTACGTTCCGTACATTTCGGCAAGTTCACACGACGATTCAAGTGCCGCGTGGTATATGGTTTCAAATATGTCGCGGTTAAGTTTTCGCGATTCCTCGGAACCAAAACTCATACGGAGCATGATGAATACATCAGCAAGACCCTGAACACCTATACCAATGGGTCGGTGGCGCATGTTCGACCGTTTTCCGTTTTCGGTCGGGTAAAAGTTTTTATCGATAACCTTATTCAGGTTTCGCGTAACCATTTTCGTGACGCGGTGTAACTCCTCGTGATTGAACTCTTTCTTTTCGACGTCAACGTATTTCGGTAACGCGATGGATGCAAGATTACATACAGCCGTTTCGTCTTTGTCTGTGTACTCTAAAATTTCCGTACACAAGTTAGACGATTTAATCGTACCAATATGTTTATGGTTCGACTTTTCGTTACACGCGTCCTTATAGAGCATGTACGGTGTTCCTGTTTCGCTTTGTGATTTAATGATCGCTTTCCAAACTTCTGATGCAGGTACAACTTTCTTCGCAAGTCCTTCGGCTTCGTATTTCTCGTATAAGTCCTCGAACTCTTTACCGTAAACATCCGATAATCCACGTGCGACGTCTGGACAGAACAGAGACCAGTTACCACCGGATTCGACGCGTTTCATGAACAGATCCGGAATCCACATTGCTGAAAACAGATCACGACACCGCGCTTCCTCGTCACCTTGGTTCAAACGAATTTCAAGGAAATCGAGGATATCGGCGTGCCATGGTTCCAAGTATACGGCAATGGACCCTTTTCGCCGACCCGCCTGGTTAACGTACCTTGCGGTCGAGTTATACACTCTAAGCATGGGGATGATTCCATCTGAGGTCCCGTTCGTACCGCGAATGTGTGATTTGTTCGCACGAACGTCGTGAACATGTAAACCAATACCACCCGCCCATTTACTGATTTGCGCACACTCTTTTACAGTATCGTATATTCCGTCAATACTATCTTCCTTATTTGCGATAAGGAAGCAGCTCGACATTTGTGGCCTGGGTGTTCCTGCATTAAACAAAGTTGGTGTGGCGTGTATAAACAAACCTTTGGAAAGTGCATCGTACGTTTCCAGGACACGTTCGGTATCGTGACCGTGGATACCAATGGCAACACGCATGTACATGTACTGAGGCGTTTCGATAATTTCACCATCAATCTTTTGGAGGTACCCCTTTTCGAGCGTTTTAAGACCGAAGTACCCAAAATCGTAATCGCGTTCGGGTTGAATATCGTCCTTAACCTTTGCCGAAACTTCGAGAACTTCGTGGGTTACAATACCCGCTTTGTGAAGTTTACGCATGGCAATGTTAAAATTATTGGGTGCCCGTTTTTGAATGTTACTTGCGGTAATACGAGTTGCCAAAATTTCGTAATCGGGATCGGATGTAATCATTCCAATACATATTTCAGCCGAGAGTGTATCAATTTCGTGGGTTTTGATACCATCGTAGATAGATGAAAAAACTTGTTGCGCAACTTTCGTAACATCGACTGAGTTAGAGAGACCATAATTGAGTTTTGATATCCTGTTGGTGACGTTATCAAACTTTACGTCTTCAACACGACCGGAACGTTTTGTGACTCTCATTATATAATTACTACGAATCTATTTTTTAACTTACTTGGAGCACGAGTGTCTAAAATCAGCACTTCTTATCGTCACGGGACCTAAAGTCTCAGCTAAACGATTGGGCTGGAGAAGGGAAGTGTTCACATAAAATTTACCCTCGGCATCACCAACTTTGGCAACAGGTGGGTACGAGGCGACGAAACACTCTGGGGCTTTACAGATTGGTCTCTCGTAATTACATGGTTTGGTCGAGTACGCTTTATCGAAATCAGCAAGGATTAACATTTATATTTACTGATACTTTTTTTCCCGGACTATATTAAAATGTGTGACGCTCTTCACATAAATTCGCTCAAGCAGTGTCCAACACCCTTGAATACCCTGTTCTTTTCCGAGTTTAATATGAATTTGCTCCAGCGTGGTATTCGCCAGAGTTTTAGAGACCAAACTGGCGTTGCAATAGATTACCAAAACGCAAACGATTTATACAGTATCATGCGCGTTGTTTTCATAAACAACTCCGGTGATCCAAACGCGAACGTTCAGGAACAGGTCAAGTACATGAACGGTATCGTGATTAAAACGGCTATTGGTCAAATCCAGACGGGTGTTTCTCAATATATGGGATACGTCCACGATGTCGATACACTTAGTGTTCCTATCGATAGACCGGTAAGTACAACAACGTACGGTAACAAGTTCGGTAAAAACGAACAAATTGGGTTATAATATAATTAACGTATACATACCATTAATTATACTACAAGTTTTTGTACTATAATTGATTATTTACTCCACCCTCGTTTTGAGATTTCATTTTAAATATTTAACCGCATCTTCTTCTTCACTTGTAAGTTCTCTAATATTAATAGATTCACCTAATTCCCTTTTCAGTTCGTGACCCAAATACTTATAATGCGCCAATGCAATAGTTTCGAGTTTATCCTGTTCGGGAAAAGAATCTATATACGCCGAACTAATCTCTCTACCAGACGATATTGAATACTGTTTATAATTATCAATAGTAATATTTTTAGTTATTCTGTACATTTTATCTCTCTCCTCAGCCTTTTCAACGACCGAAAGAACTTTATTGTATAAATTCGCGGCTGCACGTTTCGTGCCTTCTTCTACTTTATCTTGATTAAATCTATAAACCTCACAATTATTTTCTGGTACTTCCCCTTCAGCTTCTTCATACCAAGAAGATATACCTCCATTTTCCATCTTTGTTTTTCGAACTAATGGTTTACCACATCTTAAAAGTTGTGTTTGTTCAATTTCCTTAACAACTTCCTTACCTAACATTTCAATGTATTCCGCAATTTCGTCGGCGTCCTGTTTATTAACGATACGTTTAGATATCGCTTCGGCGACGAGTGGTTGTTTCAAAACGGCGACCATAACGTCGACCATTTGTTCCATTAACGTACCAACAACTGTAAGCCCATTATTCGTTTCGGATCTATACTTTTCGCGGTACCCTTCTTCCGCATTTTTAATACGATCTTTGATGGTTTCGAGATCTTCGACTGCTTTTTGTAGTTCTTTTACAGCGGCTTCATCTTCGGTTTTGGAAGCTGGAGCTGGAGCTGGAGCTGGTTCTGAAGGCGAAGATGTACTCGATCTTACCGCTGCTATTATAGACGAAATCAAACAGACAATGAGAACTGCAACGACCGCAATTTTAAATTGTTGGTTTTTATTTGTCATGCTTTATATATACTCATTATTTTTTTATCATATAAGGTGAAACTTCACCCGTAGTTTCTTCTTCAACTTCGTCTTCGGCTGGTGCAGTGTCGAGTTTAGTTTCGTCTTCGTCTGGAACTGGTTCGTCGTCACCACCCATCATAGCCTCGTCGGTGGCGTCTACAGTTTCACTTGGTGTAGTTTTGGGTGTTGGTCCTGTAACTTCTGGTTCTGGTTCTGGTTCAGGTTCTGGTTCAGTTTTTCTAAAAATGGTAAACCATAATATAAATCCTAATAAGATTGATACTACTAAAGCTGCTATGATAGCGTTTTTTTCCATGTTTCTTATATAAAGTTTAGATTTTATTATTGGTTAAGTGAGAAATGGGTTTGAATTTTTATAAATGTGAAACGGAAAAAATATGTAAAGAGAAGGGTTGGGATAGGGCTGGTGTAGATACAGTCTGGTTACTTTTAACTGAAGAGTTTGGTGAACTCGCATCTGCTATTCGTCAGTATAAGAAAACGTTCAAGAAAACAAATCTAAAAAAAAGTAGGGGTACGGATATTATGATGGAGATGGGTGACGTGTTTAGTTATCTGTTTCAATTAGCACATATGTTAGACGTAGACCTCGATGAAATGTGGGAACAGCACGGTATGAAAATGAAACATAAAAAATATATCTTACGATAATATAAATATGAGTGAATTAATGCTCGATGATAAAAATACGATGGATGATATTAATCCATTCGTGAACTTTATGCCTGGTACGAGTCGCCAACCACACGAATTTGGTAAGCATACACCATCAGAAGATGAACCAGAAGACGAGATATATAAAAGTCCAGCGTGTGATATTATTTCCAAAAACGTCGGTCGACCTGGATACAGAGAAGAAGAGTGTACTTTATCTAGACCACTTATTCCAGGAAGAAATATAGATAAAGGGTTTACTAACCCGGGGCATAGTTTTAAAATTGAAAAAGCAATCGAAGCTGGTAACACGAACAATTTTGTTATGAATTTACTCAGTCTGACATGTCTGATTCTATTAATTGTAATGTTCTAAACAGTTTTTCGAGATTAAATTTGTTTGTACTCGTTTTTATAACTTCGGGAAATACATCCGTGCATATGTTTCTTACCAATTTTTTCTGCCAAGAACACGATTTATTTATGTTTGGGGGTATGAATGTAGGATCAATTATTTGTATAGAACGCATAATTCGTATTAGTGAATGTATATTTTTATTTTCACATAAAGCGCTATCCAAAGCAATCAAAACCATTTTACGCGTTGTTTCGATTGTTTTAATAACCATGGTATCGAGAAACCTCTCGTAACGAACAGAACCTTTAGTATGATTAAATTCACACTTTGATGTCGTATCAAAAGTGTCTACCATGTCTTCGTAACCTTTACCTTCTGTATACTTAGAATAGTGTATTTCGGTAACCATACGATTTTTGTCTATATCATAAAGTTGGTGACAATGTTTTAAAAATGCGGTCATATATAAGGAATGTTTTAAAATCTTTAAACCATTCCGAATTTTTTATCTGGTTTGAATTCGAGTTTCTTTTCAAGATCTTTTATTTGTTCTTCTTTTTTTATATCAGAACCTTTACATTCGTGTATTTCGAGAACGATACACCGAGAACAAAACCCTAATTTACAATATTTACACTCGATGGGAATCCCCTTTTTTTTACATTTCAAACACGGCATACGTAAATAACCTAAGTTAGCTTTATATTTGTTTTTTTTAAGTTGAAATGTATTCGTCTATAGCGAATAATACGTTTTCGTATTTTCTAACACTCGATGAGTTTAGAAAAAGAATAACTCAGGAACACCCCGATATCGAACCTTCGTGGATTAAACTTACCACGATCACGATGATTTCACAGTTTAAGAAGAGTATAGACATACAAAAACTGAAAAGTTTTTTTGGGGAAGATACGATAAAGCTAACAAATGGAAATAAAAAGTCGAGAACGTTCGATTGGACACGTAAAGATACTACTTTTTATAACCAAATAACACTCGTATATGAAGATCACCATAGTACAAAATCAGCAAAGATATTTCCGAATGGGAGTGTTCAAGTTGCTGGTTGTGCAGATTTATTTGATTGTAAGCGTGTGATAAAACAATTGTCTTTTATGTTTAGTAACATTCTTGGTAAAGAGTATGTTATACCAGAAGATACGTTTCGCGTTGTCATGATAAATTCGAATTTCAGTTTGAATAAAAATATAAATCTCATACAGACGGCACAAAAGTTTGAAGATGTATTTAAAGTGTCCTTCGAACCCGATAGGTATTCTGCAGTAAAAGTGAAGTTTAAACCAGCTGAAGATATGAAAGAAATCACGACGAGCATATTCAGTACGGGAAAAATTATAATTACAGGTGCAGAAACGTTGAAAGAAATTGCATTTGCTTATAACATTATAATATCGCATATACTCGAACACAAAAGTGTTTTACTCACTACAGATATTGACCCAGGTAAAAAAGAAATATTCGACGTAGCATCAGGGTACGGCGTAAATGATATTATAAACATGGCTAAACAAATTGGTCAGAGATCGTGGTTAGATACAATTAAAAATAGACAAATTAATTTCTAATGTAATAATAATATATAAAATGTCTCAGAGACTTGGTATGGCCGATGGTCGATGTTTCACTATAAGTACGTCTAACCAATTACTTAATAACTATCTCATGGAAAAAAATGGTATAACTTTTGAAGACAATTACTCCTTTCGTAAACTTCTTCAAGAGAAAGGACCCGAACTCTTGAAACCAGTTCAAGATTTACAGGGTACGGAAAAGTGTGGGTCGTGTGATAAAGCACTTCTTAAAGTACCAAACATTTACTAATACAGGTACGGTAAATTTCAAATTTAAACTTCTTTAAGTTCTGTAGAGAATGACACAGTGTGCCATATGTCTCAACGAGGTAAGGCAAACAAGGTCAAATACACCAATACGGTGTGGACACTTATTTCATTCGCATTGTCTACAAAATTGGAAAAATAGGGGAAAACAAACGTGTCCCGTGTGTAGAAAAATATTTGATGGTGGAAACTTCAGAGTACAAATTACAGTACACAATTTACTCGAAACTACATCTAATACTGTATCGTTGAACGATGACTTTATTTTCGATGCACTCGATATATTGTTTGATATAGAAAATGAAATGGATTTATCTAACCTTTTGAGCGACTTTGGTGTGAGTGTGTCCGACTTTGATCCCTCTGTTCTTAACACAGAATGAACTACAATATTTGCTATAATTTAGTCCAGGGTAGTTACGCGACGCTTTTCTTGGATCTTGTATGCTCTTACCCTTCGCGTCTACTAATAAAGGACCGGTCGCCCACCCTCTTTTATGACTAAAAACGTTCGCTTTAAAAGTTAAAAGTTTTCCGGGTACGAGTTTACCCGCTTTTTTTACGCGACTGATGGGAACTTTGAAAAATTTTGCTATATTCTCGTACGTATTACCTTTTTTAACTTTATATTCAACAACACCGTGTTGTTTATAAAAGTGAAAATCACCTTGTCTAAAATAGTTTCTTTTGTTACCAGGTGCCACGAACATCATGACCTTATAGTGATTTGGGCGACATTTTTCACTCGCCTTTACCATATATACTTTTCGTGGGTTATCCGCGACGACGCGTTGGGGTAAGTTTTTACAGTGCGTGTATGTATGAGAAAGGTTACGAATACCAGCACGTTCACCTGGTATACTTTTTTGTAAGCGCATTTTTTCGTAATCACCCATCGCATAGGCATAACAGTTGTTGTTTCCTATACCTACTGTTCGCCCCCATAACTTTTCTGTAAATTTTGGTTCAGAACCACTCAGGGGAAGGAGTGTTTTCTTCATTACTAATAGAGTAGAAAAAAAATATTAGTAATAAGTAAAATGCTCAGAGATCTTGCGAATGCTAAAAAAATGAACGATGTATTGACTGAAATTCTTATTTTTATTCTTGCTATTCTTATTAGTACATTTGTACTTAGATTTGCGTGGAATAGATCACTCGTTAAACACATCACGGTTCTTAAACCAATTAACACGTTCTTGGACGCGTTTATCCTTTCACTCGCCATAGCGATTGTCCGAGGTGTTTAATTAAACTTCCTTGTATCCAACAACTTTTTCACCGTTAGTGTGAACCATTTGCGGAAACGCATCAATTCCGTCGCATTTGCCTTTTTCGCAATCGACGAATTTGTGTTTAATACCTTTCTTTTTTAAATAGTCGAGTTGTTTTGTAGTCCATCCACACCAAGAAGTTCCGAAAACGGTCCATGAACCTTCTTTTTGTTCCTGGGGTTTGGGTTTACCGGTATTCAAAAAAATGTATGTATTTATCGCGGTTAAAATTATAAATGGTATCATTTATATACTTATTTGATATATTTTATTTTTAGGTCGTTACATATTTTTGCGATCGTTTTGTTTTTTGTTGGAACGTTCAGAGTATTTGCGATTTTAACGAGTTCACTTTTTTTATACGAAGAACACTTACGTGTACCTATTTTTACATAACCTTTTTTGGCTAAAGACACTTTGGGTAAAGGTAAAGGACCACCGTGTTTGACCACTATATTTTTGGGTTTAGAAGGCATTTTACCTATTATACTCGTGATATCGAAACCTGGTTGCTTTTCCTTGTAAGGTGAAAAGTATTTATCGTTAAATATACGTTTAAACGTTGGTAAATTCCCGTGACCTATAGGCGAAGATCGTAACCTGAATTCGTTCACTTTATACGTAGTTGGACCTAAATATTCAGATGGTAAAATGCGATCGATAAATTGAATGGTTTCTGCACCCACGTACACTTTTTCGTTTTTTAAGAAGTTTCTCAGTGAATTTAGAAAAAAGTGAACATCGTACATGGGATTTGATTCCCTGTATATACCGTATTTACTTTTATAGTTATTGGAATCGATCGTCGGGTTTGGTATGCCTCGTATACACGAAAATCCGTAATCGTTTATTAAAGCTTCTATTCCGATATCGTGTACTTTTAGTATCGTGTCGTTAACCTTATAACGTCTAATACCAGAAGATTTTATGTTTGTGTTTACCAAAATGTTATCGGTGTGTAGATCGTGGTGTCTAAACGTCGGGAACTTTTTTTGTATTCTATATAAATTATATAATACGTGTGTCACTATAGTTCTTAAATGTATGGGACGGAGTGATTTTATATTATCCTTTATAAAACTCGATAAATTTCCGCTGTTCGCGTATTCCGTATAAATTATGGAATATTTATCGCATTTTTGGTACGCATACATTCTCGTACCACTCAACTTTTCGATGCGTTTACCTATTTTGTATTCAAATTGGTTCGGTTCGGTTGAAATTTTTATAGCAACTGGTTTTTCACATTCTTTATCTATACACCCTACGAATACTTCCCCGTATTCTCCTTTACCAACTTTACGTATTCCTTTTTTAGTACTTAAAGAGCCGTTAACGCTAAAAAGGGAATCGGGTTTATAAAACACGTTTTGTGGTTTACACCCGATACCTTCTATAGCTTTTATGACATTTTTTCCTAAAAGGTTCCTTTGTTTTTGTGTTTTTATATTTTTTTTATTTTTTGAAAGTGATGCTATTTTTTTTAAATCTTCAAAGTGACGTTCGCGTTCCATACTGATATAGTATAATATTTTATTCATCGATTTCTTCTTCGGTATATTCTTCTTCGAGATCATCTTCTACAGTATTGTCCAACCCCTGAAATGCGAAAGATGGGAGTTTAGACGATTGTTCGCAAAGAACTTGTGAAAGACGAACACTTACACCAAATTTGTTATCGATAAACCAAATTTGATTAAAGTCTGCGATACACATACATCGCTGACCCTTTTCGATTTGGTCGACCGTGATCATTTCGCGCGCAGAATTATACGCCTCGGCTAAGAATTCACCAGTTGGTTTCGTCATGACCTTAAGTTTCAGAGTGTCCGGGTAATCATCTTTACCCTGACGAACGAGTGGTTTATATAGGGCTTCTCTGATAACGTTAATATCGTAAGCTTTACCAAGCCATTCTTTGGAGTTTTCAGCGACGGTTTTAATAATGATCTCGTCGAGTTCTTTCAGTTTGTCACACAACGAACTGACTTCTTCGTTATCCTTATCAAAGGATAAGTCAAGTGAATACGAGGTTCTATTCGTTGCTTCGTCAGTAAACGCACTGAGTCCGTATGGAGACCGCATAAAAGGAAGTTGTAAGTAGAGTTTCTTTTTACCATCTTGTGCGTTAATATACACAGTTTTACCGCCGTTCTTGTTTTTCTTCAATTTAGTGAAGGACACAGAAGACGGTTCGAATTGCTCAGAAACTTGGATGATGTTTGACATTGTATTTATATATCATATACACACGCAAACTTTAAGTCAGTTTTTTTTTCTCTATAAAATATATAAAATATACCAATGGGTCTTTTTAAAGATTGTGGTTGTGGATGCAACGGTAAAAAACAAGAACAAAAATTTTTGATTTCCGTAATGTCTGCACTAGTTTTTTTTATTGTTGCTAATCCAGAGACGTTCCGCTTAGTGCGAAAAATATTTGGATCATGGGTTTCCAGCCCAACTGGGTGTCCAACTATACGCGGTCTCGCCTTTCACACGCTCGTTTTCATGCTCGTCACGTGGGGTATGATGAATATAAAGCGTGAAGAATACGCTTTAATAGAAGCGCCTTTGGAAGAAACCGTTGGTCCATCCCCAGGACCAGCACCAGCACCAGGGCCATCACCACCACCAAAAATGGTTGACATGCCTTCACCATTACCGGGTATGTCTGAAGATCAATATTCTATGTTTGATTCTGGTATGCGTTTGGAGCCACTTGACGTTGTAAAATCGGACGGTGATGCTATAACGTGTGGTTGTTCCGATGGTAGAAATGTGGTTATTACCCCTTAATAATATTAAAATTCTTCGTCGAACTCAATTTCGGTCGAATCTTCGTCCATTTTTCCGTAATCACCGACGCGTTTTTCAAAAAAGTTTGTTTTGCCGTCGAGTGATATATTCTCCATAAAATCAAAGGGATTTTTCGTGTTCCAGATTTTATCGTGACCAACTTGTTTGAGTAGTCTATCTGCAACGTATTCTATGTATTCGGACATTTTATCGGAATTCATACCTATGAGACTACACGGTAACGCGTCCAATATGAATTCTTTTTCGATAGAAACTGCGTCGCGCACTATTTCTTCAATAGTGGACATTGAAGGTTTGTTTTTTAACATGTTAAACAGTTCCACTGCAAACTCTAAATGCAATCCCTCATCGCGACTTATGAGTTCATTACTAAAACATAAACCCGGGAGTAACCCTCTTTTCTTTAACCAAAAAATAGCACAAAAACTCCCCGAAAAGAAAATACCCTCGACGCACGCGAAGGCCAATAAACGTTCCGCAAAGGGTCTTTTGTTATCGAACCATTTCATGGCCCACTTTGCCTTCTTTTCTATACACGGAATTGTTTGAATCGCTTCAAACAATGTTTTCTTTTCCGAAGAACTTTTTATATATTTATCTATGAGTTTGCTGTACGTTTCCCCGTGTACCATTTCGTTGTGTGCTTGGTACGCGTAAAACGAACGAGCCTCTGTGAGTTGAATTTCATCAGCAAAGTTATTATTGATATTTTCAAATACTATACCATCCGATCCAGCAAAAAAAGCTAATATATATTTAATGAAATGTTTTTCGTTATCGCTTAAATTAGCCCAGTCATCCATATCTTTCGAAAAATCGATTTCTTCGGCTGTCCAATTTGACATCTGTGCTTTTTTGTACAGAGACCATAAGTTTTCATGTTCTATTGGAAACACAGTAAACCTACTGAGTGTTGGTAAGAGCATTGGTTCGGATTCTTCCAAATACTCCTGAAACTCAAAAAAATCACCTATCAGGACATCGTTTACGATTATTTGTGGAAAAGTTGATGCTTGTACACCACATCTTGATTTCAATTCGTTCTTATCAACTTTTGTTTGTTTGTATTCCAATTTATAGTCCTTGCATAAGTTAACTGCGTGTTCGCAATACGTACATCCATCTTTGGATAAAATTTCAACTCCCATCTGTGCTAATATCTGTAAATATTTTTGTAGCAAAACTTTAGATATGATTAATTTTTCTGAAATACAGCCTGGAGATTTAGTTCGGGTTCTTGTAAATTTAGAAGATGATATAGAAGATGAAATGTATGCTAAAGTAAAAGAAAACAATGAAGATTATCTCGTTGTTTCTTATTATTCCGAAACTTCCATGGTGTATAAAGGTGCGCGAATATACGATTTTGAAGAGGATAAAGACGAACTCGTTCAAGTTGAAAATCTTTGTGAACACCACCAGACCCCTGATTTTTTCGTCAACGTTAAAGATAATTTATACGCTATGATAGATGAAATAGTATCTGATGAAGATAGTGAAATAATAGACGAATCGGATGATAGTGGAAGTGATCTCGAAGATTTTATTGTTCCAGACGACCAAGTTGATGGTATTGTAATACCACCTTCTAATCGTGTCACTATAGATAAAGAATGGAACGAATGGGAACCACGAAGTCCAGGTTCTAAACGTTTTAAAAATGTAGTAGATACATTAGAAAGTCAAGCAAAGATACATGCCGACGAATTGAATTTTTACACCTAAGTGCGACATATTTTTTTATAAATTTTAATTTTGTACTATATGGAAGAATTGGCTGCTATATGGTCCGACGTGGACAGACTATTAAATAAACCAACTATCAAAAAGCCGATTGATAATTCATACACGTGTAAAGAATGCAAAGGAATAAAGATTTTTTCAAAAGAAGGTATACCTACATGTTCCGATTGTGGTCTTGTGGATAATACGTTTATAGATGAAAGTGCTGAATGGACCAGTGGAGCAACGGACGACGGTAAAGTAAACGACCCGTCTAGGTGTAGTGGTCCAAATGCAAACCCTGAACTTTTTTCACAAGAATGGGGTAAGGGTACGATTATATCTACGCAAAGTTCGTCTACGTATGAAAATAAACGCATGGCTAAGATTAATTTTCATCAATCAATGAATCATAAAGATCGTGCGTTATTTCATGCGTACAAGGATATCGATGAAGCGTGTCACATGCTACCTGACTCTGTTCTAAAAGACGCTAAGATGATGTATAGAAAATTCAATTTAGAAAAATTAACAAGAGGTGCTGTTCGTTCTGGTATTAAAGGAAACTGCGTTTTATACGCGTGTCGTATATCTAAAATTCCGAGAACAACGAAAGAAATCGCGGACATGTTCCGTATACAAAGTAAAGATATTAGTCGAACGACACAGTTATTTACCGAAACATTACTTGGAAAAACGGAGAAGAATTACGTGACGCGGCCTTTTGATGTAATGCAAAGATTACTCAATTCGTTCGGTGTTACGCGCGAACAAAGATACGCATGTAACCAGATGTGTTCAAAACTCGAAACATGTTCTGAACTCATGAGTAAAACGCCAAATAGTGTTGCATCTACTATCATATACATAGTTCTTAAGGGTGTGTTTACAAAAACGGATGTATGTGATAAATGTAGTGTTTCTGTACCTACGGTGAACAAGATAGAAACTATAATTAAAAAGCACTTAGAGGAATAAACATATAGTTTTGTATTATGATCAAACTATTTCTGAGTACACCGTGTTATGGTGGTCTTTGTTTGGAAAAATATATGATTGGGATAATCAAACTTCAACTTCTTCTCATACAAGAAGGTATTCAGCTCATGATCGATACGACAGAAAATGAAAGTCTTGTACACCGCGCACGTAACGTAGCTATAGGTCGGTTTATGCAAAAAACGGATGCAGAGTATTTTATGTTTATAGACGCTGATATAGATTTTGACCCGAGATCAGTTGTTCGTCTCGTAAAGTCTGGACACGACGTATCTGTTTCTATTTATCCTAAGAAAGTTGTTATGTGGGAACAAGCTAAACACGCCATAGAATCTGGTGATGAACGTGACCTGTCTATGCTTTCGTCGAGTTTAGTTGCGAATATAGGTGCTATACACCGAACGGTTGAGAATGGTTTCGTCGAAGTATTAGATGGACCGACAGGGTTTATGGTAATTACCAGAAAAGCACTCGAAAAAATGCACGAACACTACAAAGACCTGGATTGTAAAAACGATCACCAAAATAGGGATTTCGATGATTATTGTGCCTTATTTGATTGTATGATTGATCCCGATAATAGAAGATACCTTTCGGAAGATTACGCTTTTTGTAGAAGATGGCAACAAATAGGTGGTAAGATATATGCCGATTGTAATACAACATTAGGTCACGTTGGTAATTTACCATTTAGTGGCTGTCTCAATGATAGGCTTAAGGTTTAGAAACGTATTCATTTTAAAACATGAAAATAGCAACCATACTTGTAACACGTGGTAAGTCGTGTCACGTTAAAACACTTCACACTATTCTTCGTTTTAATTTAAGGTGTATGCAGAGAGGAAACACTGAAAATGAAGTTGTTTTTGTGGACGATGAACCTTTTGAAAAGTCTGAAATGATTTATAAGTACTTAAAATCACACGATCGTATATTTTTCATAGACTTTGGTATTAGTGTAGATGACGGTTCGTTAGATAAAGTTTTTGATAAACATGATGGTATTGGTTGCTTTGTTTTTCCAGGTGTAACTGAGGGTATTGATTGGAACATGTTTAAACATAAGGTAAAGAGTGGATCAACTGAACCTGTGGAACAAATGGGGTTACACTTTGATACAGAAGTTGGAAACAAAGTTTCTCAGGATGTATACACCGTAAAAGAGACGTCAGCTAAAGCATGGGTTATGATGAATAAAAACGTCATGAAAAATTTAAAGGATAAGAAAAATGGTGCATTCAAAATTCATCCGAGAATGAAAACTATGTTTACAAAATTTCAAGAAGCTGGTATCAAAATTCATGCATATACAGCATCTAAGTTAGTCATGACGTATAGTCATGAGTGTGTAAGTAATATATTAAACGCCGCGGGAGTTAAAACAAATTAAAGATTAGTCTATACATATAGAGTAGAATGTCTCGTGTATCTGTAAAGTCGGATGATCCGCTTTACACATATGCGATTTCCTTTATGGAAACATACTGGGGCACAAAGGGTATTTTTCCCGGGTGTCAACCTATATCCATCGAACGTAAGCATTTTGGTGTATTAGAAAAAAATGATTACGTCGTGTGTGAAAAAACGGATGGTACGAGGTATATGATGCTCGCATTTATGTATGAAACACGAAAAGTGTGTGTGTTTTTAAATCGTGCGCTTGAAATGTTTACGTGTCCACTCAATTTTAGAAAACCCGTATATGACGGTACTATTCTTGAAGGTGAACTTTACGAAAACGATTTTATGATTTATGATTGTTTGATAACGTGTGGTGAAGTTGTTGGAAAACAAAATTTTTTAGAACGACTAGAGCACTGTAAACAAACAATTAAAAAAATGATGGTTCTGAAAACGGATCCCATTTTTTTAAAAGTGAAAACGTTTCATCTACACCAAGATTTTAAAAAGTTTATGGATGATTACCTTCCAAATGTGAAACAAGAGATTGATGGTCTTATTTTTACGCCTGTAAACGAACCTGTTCGTATAGGAACACACGAAACCATGTTCAAATGGAAACCACGAAACAAAAATACGATCGATTTCAAAGTGAAAAAAGCACCCACGGTAGAAACGCCTGGGTGTATACCCGGACCACCTGTATGGAGACTCTATATCCAAGAAAAGGGTAAACTCATACACGAATCACAAATTCCTATTGATCGCATGCAAGAGTATAAATGGTTAAAACAGAATGATATCGTCGAGTGTATGTACGTGACGTGGGAAACTGGGCCATTTTGGTGGAAACCTATAAAAAAGAGAACCGATAAGACGTTTCCTAATAATCGACGAACTTTTTACAGAACTCTCGTGAACATCAAGGAGGACATTCAGATGAAGGAGTTTTTAGATTGTATACCAAAACATAATGACTGTCTTCTTTAGGTAATTCTGAAAATTTACCTAATGTGTCATCATCTTGTATAAACCATTCGTTACCCAATTTACACATAGACATGTAATGTCCACCCCATTGTATACCTCTGTGAATTATAGATCCTTGTAATTCGTACCCTAAATCTAAACGCGTATCGATCTTTACACGACTTTTTTTATCGAAAGAAATGAGTAGTATTTTTGGTTTTTTGGAAATTAAACGACGCGTAGTAGCTACGTGATGTTTGTTACCGTTATTATCTACGTATCCTTCGATGGTATTCCATTTGTATCCTTCTTCAATCATTTCGTTTATACTTTTTATTTCGTTTCCCATGTTTAAAAAATGAATACAAAAAGGCGTCTTTGAAACATTTTTGCTTACCGGTGATATAGTAATTTGTGTCGTTTCTCCGTAAAGAAGTTCTTTAAGTATAGGGTAATCTTTTTCGAGTATATCTATTATACATAACAAAGCGTCCTGTGCATCATGAGGTTCGCCAATCTTAAACCTTGGGAACATTTTTACGAATTCGTTTAATAGTGGTGTGAGTGTAAATACTTTTACTTCTCGAGTAGAAAAGTAAACGTGAACGACGTGTTCATATATTTTTGTAAATATACATTCACCTTCGTATTTATTTTTTAAAACGTGTATAGATACATCGTGTATATGCAAAAGTGTTTGTATAGCCGAATTAAAATAACACGTATTTCCAAGATTTGTAAAACCGTGCATCTAAAAAAAGTGGACAAAAAAGGCTTAAGAAGAAGACGCGTTATATAAATGTAAGTAAACATGAACGTTCACAAAATATGCGATACTATTGAACCCATTCTTGAAAAGAACAAGAATGAAGAACACATTGAAATGGAATTCCGACTTGGTAAATATAACGGTGAATTCTTTGATACTAATGTTGGTTTTGAAACGTTCAAGAATGTAATGGAAGGATTGAAAAAATATCAAGGGTGGGAACGTATACAAGCATCAAAAACCGAAGTTTTTTACCGTGAAAAGGATAATCTTCGTATAACTATCGATGAAACGACCAATGAAGAAACTATAGTGCGTAAAGAACGTGTTCACACTGAAGATTTTAAACAACTTCAAGGAACACCTTTAGATGTAAGATTCTGTGTATCTAAAGAAATTCCAGTCGAACACGATTACGATAGTGAGATGGATTGTAAAAAGGGTAAATCGCGAATTTCATTTATTCGTAAAAATTTATCCATAGACTTGACGGAAGTTTCTGGTAATGTTCAAGACATGGATTCAGAAGATTCGTGTACGTATCAGATTGAATTTGAGATTATGAAACCTCAAAATGTCGAAGATAAAGATACCTTGTTCAATATCATTCATAAAATAAAAGATGTATTTATTATGTTGGAGAAATATATAGTATTATGATTATATGGATCGTAATATTCATAATAGCTTTGTTCCTTTTGAGTGGTGTTGATATCACAGGTGAACGTGTTACTGTACTTGGGTACTCAACAAAGTATTTTTACATGTCACACGGCGAATCTAAAAAGATGTTTGAACAGATGCGTAAAGATGGCATACCCGAAGAATCACTTAAAGAGTTTATAATGATGGAAGACAGGTTTTTAAATTTAGAACGTTTATCTGTGTGTACACAAACGTCTCGTAAAATTGAGGCTTTTGGTCTTTCTAAACAGATCAAGGAACAGTTTCTTGGATACGATTTCTCGTATCATACGAAACACCTTAAACAAATATCTGAACCTCATAAACTCATAAATCGAAGTATAGTATGTTCGTGAGGTACAAAAGTGTACGCCTGTGTGGTCCGGGTTCCATACGCAACATATTATCGTAAATGTATATCATTAGTTTAACATCATCTACATCTCTATGTGTTTCTAGATACTCTGTAGGATTTTCAGTGTTTATAAATTCATCAGTACAATAATAATTTATTTCTAATATTCCCATGCCTTTTTCATTATTTTCCCTTTCATAACGTATATAATCTGCTAAAGTATAAAACATAGCGTCTATAATGCTCGACAAAATATGTTTATTCCAACGGGTATTGTAATCTACAATAAACCCATCTCTATTTTGTCGAACACGGTTTCGTAAAAGTTCTCGTGGATCGTCCATTTATTTATTTTTGCGTTTATTCTTTAAAGCTAATGGTGGCTTTTGTTGAAGTTCGCGTTTTATCTTAATATAATTCTTTACCTTGTTGCTATTAAGAGGTGGTGTTTTTGGTAAATTCGACACGTATTTTACTACATTGTTTACTATATTCTTACCAAACTTACCGTATAATTTATTTGCCTCTTTTTCTATGAGTTTCCTTTTGAGATTTTTTTCTTGGTTGAACATCCAATTTTTAACCATCGCTTTTTTAATATCGTTAGCAACCATCTTTTTTATGATACCGTTGCGAGTTGTCACGTTGAGTGATTTATTTTTTTCAGCCTTGTTTATTTCAGCCTTTACTTCGCGAACGTTTTTATTTAAATCCATAACGGAGCCGTATTTAGACATCCATTTCTTACCGTACAATTTAATGATATCGTTTTTAATACTCGCATCGTTAAGACGTCTTTTTTTATTTTTAATATTCCGATTTCGTTTTACGAGTACTTGTTCCATTTCATTCGCGAGTGAGTTTGGTGTATTTGGTGTATTTGGCTTATTTTGAAGTTTGTCGCATAATACTTTAATTGTATCTCCATCATTTACGGCTATACCTTTAGAAAGTGCGAGTGTGATGAGTTGGTCTTTTTTCATACTTCTACACAATTTACCATTTATCTTGTGATTAGATGTACCTTTTTCTATAGCATCGAGAGCTGCACATATTGTTTGCTTTGTGTTTTTTTGTTTTACACCTACAACACCTAATTTTTTAGCCACTTCAAGTAATACTGGTTTTGTTAGTCTATCGCATTTACGCCCTCCTATTTTCATAATACCATTTTTATCATAAGAAATGGATACATTTTTCGTTTTTGTTTTACCCTTTTTCTTTGGGATTTTAAAACAACAATCTGAACCTTGTGGATTTTTTCGTACTTCGTAACCCTCCTTACACGGTGGTCGACGTGGTTTTGGGCACGTCGATGCTTTTACACGTTTTACAACGGGGAGTTTTGGTGCATTAACGTTACGATTTACTAAACCCATAGTGTATCCTAAACCGTGTATTTGTTTTATCATTTCGACACCGATATTATAGGCATTTTCAAGATCGGATGGATCATTTTCACCTTGTAATTGCACTATACCTGAACCAAGTGAATTTGTTTTAGATGATAATACAAATTTATGTTCCTTATACGTGATATAAAGAAATGGTGAAAGTTCACCTTCATACGATACATACTCGGCTTTTAGAGGGTTTTCACTTGCGATTTTCTGTAATTTAAAATTAACATTTGTATTAAAAAATCCCGCGATATTATTGTACTCTATATCGTTATATAAAAAGAGTTGTTTTTGTGTATACGTATCTATAATATATTTACGCAAGGCTTCTGGTTGTTGTTTAAGATTTCTGGACCCTAAAAACCCACTAGAAAAACGAATTTTGCCGTTCGCATAAATAACAAACGTAAAATTTTTTCGTTCTACGCCATCTGTTATGTATCCACTTAACTGTACTGAAAAAAAGTTTTTTGACAAATCACCTTTTAAACCAAAATTAACAGTATGTACAGCACCGGTTTGAAATCTACCGTAATAACCTTTTGTCTCGTTAAGATCTATGGATAAATTAGGCGCTATTTGAGCGCGTCCTATTGGTTTTTGTTTTAAAATGTACTGTAAATCCACGCGTTTTTCCTTCTCTTCATATTTTTTGTTCACGAGGACGTTATACATACCTGGGTGAAACTTACCGATTTTAAGACCATCGCTAGTAGATGGCTCGGATCTCTGAATGTTCACATTGGAATTTTTCACGAATTGTCTGGGATCCATGTCTTATTATACTCTAACATTTTAATGATCGTTGCTGAATTGCATCTCATCGTTGACTATATCAACACCAAAAATAAAAGCTTGTTTTGTATATATACGTCCTCTATATGTTAAGGCTTCATTACGCACCTCTATCTCTCTTTGACTAAACGGTCCTACGTAGAAGTCCTGTGTAAATCTCGGTTTACCGAGATTATTTGCTTGGCAGTGTGCATTGAACAACGCGACAAAATCTTTCTGGGGGCAGTACAGATCCTTACCGTATTTTACACCCGTGGACTGTAAGAAATTTTCGAGCGTACTCGCTACTGTCGCGACCTGTTTCTGAACCGTCTTGAAATATTCGGGTACGACGTTCCATATATCTTTGTCTGCGTACTTTTGTGCATATTCCAAATACGCACGGATACACTTTTGCAATATAACTGGTAATTCTTCATCGAGTTTATTTTCTAACGTTGGATCAGCTTCTTTTACCTGTTTACCAAAATTCCATGTTAAAATACGTCGTAAAACACTACCCGAGTTATCTTTCCAATTAGGAACCTCGTTACCCCCGAGTATACCAGGCGTTTTCCATTCAAATGATTTTGCTTTTTCGTGTTTTACCGCAATGGAAACATCTTCACCGGAAACCAAAGATTGAAATTCAGCCTGTTCGAGTTGTAAATCCCCTTTTACTTCTGGTGCAATAAACATGAATGCGTCGTAAATTGAAGATAAACCAAATTTCTTTTCGACGTTATTTGAAAGTGTGCGTACATCATCGGCATTATAGAATTTACGAAACACTTTTGTAATAAGTGTCGATTTACCTGATCGCGCTATACCTTTTAAGAATGGTATAACTTGCCACGCATCTATATCGTTTACATCAAAACATAGACGCCCACCCATCACATACATCCATTTACATACTTCTTCATCAAAGTTTTGGTAGTCAAGTATGGACTGAAAAATGGGTGTTGGAATAGTGTACCAGTCGTCGACATGTTCATAATTCGTAAACTCCTTATCAAAATATTTACAACTTACTACAGTTTGATCCAAGTTTTTAAATTCACGCGATTCATACGTGTAAAACCGAGATTCGTAAAGACCTGTCTTTGCAGACCATTCTTTACCTATGAAAATACCATTTCTAAATGACCAAACGTGTCGATTTTTAATAATTTCAGGAAACTGCATATCTTTACAATTTGTTAAGTGTCGTATAACATCATTATACGCAGAACCTCTACTTGACAATGCTTTCCAAAGTTCGTATCTCGTTTCTTTTTGTGCAACCCCATAAACGTAATCTTGAATAGTCTCAAATTGTTTCCACGCTCGTGTATCTTGGTCATCTTCAGTCTTAATTTGTATAGAACAATATCCTTTGTACCTTTTGATATTGTTTTCGTAAAGATTTTGTAAACAGGCGAGAATAGCCTGTTGATAAGGTGCCAATTCTTCTACTTTGTCAATAGTGGAACACCTAAAAATGGATGGATCAGTTTCTGGATTTATAGGAACGTACGTTGGGTTGTTAATACGATCGTGTATACGAGCAGCCCTAAAAATGATCTGCCAGGCGTCGTCTACTTGATCTATCAAACGATTAATACGCATAGATATTTTCATATCTTCATCGTCTTCGACATCTAAAAGTTTCAAGATTTCAGCCCGGTGGTACATTTGTCCAAGTTGCATTTTTAGACGTTTATGATTTCCAGAAACAAGTTCAACGTCAAAACGTACAGGTAAACCCGTTTCGGGATCAATATCTTGAGGGTTTATGAAATTTTTGTATCCAAGTTGGAAAGAAATCATGTTATTATCGGTAGTATTTATGTCCCACATGTCTTCCAATTGGGATAGAAGATGCATAAACTCTTCAGGATTAAGGGTTTGAATTTGGTTCGTCCACATTATAGCATTCGATTCACGCGGATTAGCATCCGAACTGATATAATGCGTTTCGTCCATTTCTTCTATTACATGGTAATTATTTTTCTAAGTTAATTTTTTTGTAACTGAGCTAACATCTTAATCAAAATTTTGTTCTGAACTTCCAAATTTCTAGAAATATTTACCAGCGCGGAACATACCGTATCACCTTCCTCTGTCGCGAGTACGGAGCTTAAAAGGCCACCCATATCCATCATGTATCCTTCGTCGTCATCTTCTAACATTTCCATATCTTCATCGTCTTCTGATAATTCGAGAGTATCTTCTATTACAGGAAGATCACCATCTACAGTGGTTTGATCATCATCATCGGAAACAATTTCCGAGTTTTCAGTTTCTTCAGTTGGTTCAAGAAGTGTTTCTTCTTGGTCGGTCATTTCTATATACCAGGAAAAATCAAAGTGGGTTTTTTCGCATTTTTCATCCGAAAAAAAAATCTTGGTATATAGTACAAAAACACACACTATGGCCGGAGGTCTCATGCAACTCGTCGCCTATGGCGCCCAAGACGTCTACTTGACTGGTAACCCAAAAGTCACTTTCTTCCAGGCGGTTTACAAACGCCACACCAACTTCGCGATGGAAAACATCGAACAAACTGTTAACGGTACTGCCGCGGATAACGGCCGTGTCTCCGTCACGATCGCCAGAAACGGTGATTTGATCGCGGACATGTACGTTGAAATGAAAACGGTCACTGGTGCCGGTGTATCCAGTGATGCCTGGGTCGCCGAACGTGCGATTAAGAACGTTGAATTGTCCATCGGTGGTCAAAGAATCGACAAGCACTACCAAAAGTGGTGGAGATTGTACTCTGAATTGTATTTGGATGAATCCAAGAAGTTGAACTACGGTAAGATGACTTCGGGTGTTGTATCCGCCAAGTCTATCTTTTTGCCATTGCTCTTCTTCTTCAACAGAAACCCAGGGTTGGCCTTGCCATTGATTGCCTTGCAATACCACGAAGTTCGATTGGACTTTGACTTGTCTGCGGAATTCGATTACTACACTGACGGTTCCACCTTCAAGGTCTGGGGTAACTACATCTACCTCGACACTGAAGAGCGCAGACGATTCGCGCAAAAGGGCCACGAATACTTGATTGAACAAGTCCAACACACTGGTACGGATTCGGTCACGGTCGGCTCCGAAAACCAAAAGAGATTGTCCTACAACCACCCAGTCAAGGAATTGATCTGGTGCTTGGATGAAGGGGGGTCTGACTACGCGAACTTGTGGAACTTCACGAACACTGACATCACTTTGACGTCGAACATTGACCAAGCCGTCTTCGACTCCAACTGCTTTGCCTTGCCATCCTCCGCGGGTGCGCCAATGCTCTTGCAAGAAGGTACTCAATTCGACGAAGAAACTTCGGGTCCACTCGATACCTTCAAGTTGGTTCTTAACGGCCAAGACAGATTCAAGGAGCAAGGCGGTAAGTACTTCAACCAAGTCCAACCATTCAACCACCACTCTGGTTCCCCAATGCCAGGTATCTACTCGTACTCCTTCGCGCTTAAGCCAGAAGAACACCAACCAACGGGTACCTGCAACTTCTCCAGAATCGACAACGCGCAAGTTTCTATCAAACCAAAGTCGGGCGTCAGAAACGATACTCTCCACATGTTCGCGACCAACTACAACGTGTTGCGCATACAATCGGGGATGGGCGGATTAGCGTTTAGCAATTAGGGTTTAGGAAAAATTTTAAGTTTAAAATAGACATACATCCTATATACGGGTAAATCCCCGGTATTAAGATGTAGAGCGGGGATGAGCGTAAATGGACTTAAAGATTGTGGGCTATATTTAATAAAAATGACTTACAAACTTGTACCAATTTCATCGCGACCAGGAGCGCATTTTGCTATAGACGAAGAAGACCATGAAAAATTTGTTAAAAATATGCCGAGTTGGTCAATGGCTGGAGCAAACAATAAATATCTTCAGTGTGATTGGAAAAATTCTCCGGTTGGTAAAAGACGTCCACGTCTTCACCGATTATTAATGGTAGGGTTATGTGATGATCCAAACATAGTTGTAGATCATATTAACGGTGATACTCTCGATAATAGAAGATGTAATCTTCGTGTAATTACACAAGCGCAAAACGTCGCACATAGACCAAACGCGAATATCAATAATAATTCTGGAACACGAGGTGTGTATTGGTGTAAAACGAGTAAAAGATGGATTGCGTGTATAGGACACAACGATACGTATTGGTGGAAAAAGACTTTCGTTGATAAAGAAGAAGCCGAAAGAGAAATAAAAACTAAACGTGAAGAATATAATTTAATTCATGGTATAACCACGGGGAATGTACCCGAACTTATACCCGAATTGAAAGAAAGTCACAAAATACTTGATATGTATATACAAAATAACCCTCATTTCATATATAAAGCATCAAGGGATACGCGTGAAAGATACAATGAGTATCGTCGCGAAGAAAGTGCTAAAAAACGTCGCGAGGAACGCGAAAAATTGTTAAGTGAACCACAAACACCGGATGTTATGAAACGTTTAAAACGTTTAGATGCAGACGATAAACGTGCTGAGAGTAGAAGAACTACAGTTTAACCCCCAAAACCCGGCGTAATTTTTGCATGATTTTAGGATCCGGTATAGCTTTACCCGATTCGTATGAAGAGATGATATCTGTTGATACGTTTATGAGACACGCGAGATCCTTTTGCGTATACTGTTTTGCGACACGCGCTTTTTGAATCGTTAATGCCGTTTCTTTACTGACTTTTTTGTGTGTTCCTAACTCGGTTTCATCGAGTTTTTGTTCCCTCGTTTTACCCGAATATTGACTCCGTTTGGGTAACTTTATTTCTTGACCCATGAACTTAACATACTTTTCCTTTTCCTTTTCCTTGTTAACTTTACCACGAATAATGACAGGGTCCCAATCTTGGTAATGGTTCATTTTATTTAGTATATAAGGAAATAAAATTTTAAGTTACTTATATAAATACATATGGAGACTATTTACGAAATAATAATAGCATTTTCCGCGTTTGGTGTTTTATATATGAATTTCGATAGAATGATGTATTGGTGTATTCCAAAATCATATTACGAAGACGAAAACAAAGACAATGAAACATAAAGAATATAAACGAGATTATAGTAAGTAAATATGATAGAAGTCTATACGGACGGAAGTTGTCTCGGTAACCCGGGACCCGGTGGTTGGGCATATATACTAGAAAACGAACAAAACGCGGGTGGTGCTAATATTACCACGAATAATGTAATGGAAATGACGGCGGTTATAAAAGCGCTCGAGAAGTGTTTGGAACTCAAACACGATAGGGTCCGCGTGTATACGGACAGTAACTATGTAAAAATGGGATTACTCGAATGGTCTAAGAACTGGGAACGGAACGGTTGGACAACAGCTTCGGGTGGTGAGGTAAAGAATAAGGATTTATGGATACGTATGTTGGAACTCATGCGTACTTTCGAAACGGTCGACGTGAGATGGGTTAAGGCACACAACGGAAACGAGAAGAACGAACGTGTCGATAACTTGGCGCGTGAGTATGCGTACTTATTTTCTAAGAAAATGTATGGATAAACCGGAACAACACCAATGGTGTCCAAACCAGGAAAACCTTCTTAAACGTTGGGCCGAAAAGGCTGCCGGTTACAGGTGGTTACACAATCACGCCCGCGTTTTATATAAACGTCAGCACGATTGGTTATCGTACCCGTCTATAATTATATCGAGCATTACGGGTGTTGGTGGTTTTGCGGTTTTGAGTCCCGATACGAATAGTATGTCGAACGATCAAAAACAAAAGATCATTATTTTCCAATACTTTTTTGCGTTCATGAACGTTATTGCGGGTATACTTACATCTATATCTAAGTTTAACAATTCCGCGCGGTTTATGGAAATGCACTCGGTCATGTCTGTGCAGTACTCTAAACTGTATAGGAACATAGACATGGAACTTTCATTGGAAACGCAACACCGCGAGGACGTTTTGGATTTCGTGAACAAAATCCGCGTCGAGTACGATCGATTACTCGACGAGGCGCCTGATATACCTTCCGAGAGTATCGATGCGTTTAACGAAGCGTTTCCCAATAAGGAGAACAAACCCGACGTGTGTAACGGTTTGAGCGTTATTAATTATGGTGAAGATACGAGTAGCCACAGGAACGCGGTACTCAAAAACTGGCTACTCAAAAAGCGACCGGGTACACCTATATCATCGAGGCCTTCGGTAGAATTAAAATCGTACAACTCGGAAGAACAGGTTTAACTTTTTACATATGGGACACATATGTAAAAAGTGATATTCCCGCCGGGTATCGATCCCGGGATATAGTCTTAACTCCGAACTTATGAACTAAATCATAACTTGACATACTTTAAAAAGTATAAGGACTATGTGATGACCATTTCACTACGGGAACCTATATAGTATACACACTTATTCTTTAAGTTACACACGCTTAAAAAATACATCCATATATACTATATGAAGTGTTGGTCTTGTGCACACACTCCAGAGTATAAACGCGATCAGATCCGTAAGAACGTTCTCGAAGGTACGTACTCTAAGAAACCAAACCTCGGGTTTAAACGTCGCGATAATGCGCGTCTTCGGTTACGGTTTAAGGAGGCTATAGAGTACGCCCACGATACGTGTGCGGAGAAATCGACGGACGAGTGTTTTACGGCATGGGATGAGGTTGACGAACTCGAAGACTCGATGATGCGGTACGGTATAAATTTGTATGACGATAGTAACATGCGGTACGGGTCACTTCTTCGACGCGCGTTTAAGGTTCGATGGAACGTACGTAACGTCGAGGACCATCACGTTATACCAGCACAGTTCAAAAGCCACCCGGTCGTGGAAAAGGTAAACTACGATATTCACGCGAGTGAAAACATAATCATGATGCCTCGTGACATTATTGGTAATTTACGAACGAACAGACACACGCACAGAGGCGGACACAAAGCGTATAATAGGTACGTGGGTGAAATACTCGATTCTATGGAAACTATGGAAACACCGGAACCAGAATTTAGAAAGTTTGTTGACTTTTTAAAAATTGGGTGTCGTTATCGTCCTCAAGATATACCTTGGAACTAGTGTACACTACCATCCGTATTCTAGAACATCTGTAGTTGCCGTGGGGTACCGTTTCGAGAAAAACTTTCGGTTCCCCCAATTACTGTGTCCAATGGTACTGTTATGGGTACGGTCGATGTGTAAACAGTGTCTGAGATCCTTGTAGTAAACACGCGCACCCCGTGCGATTATATCTTCGTGTTTCATGTCGACGTGGTTATCTATTGGAAAAAAGTGTTTGTAGTACTTTTTCATGTTATCGACGTGTATGAGGTAACACTTAGTACTCGAAATCCATTTAACACGTTCGAGACCACTTTTATCGGGTTTTTCTTCATCGGGGTACCTCGATAAGCAGTGGAAGAAACACATTTCGAAATCGTCGCCCTTTTTGTTTATGACATCTTGAATTTCTCGGTAAACGCGCTTATCTTTTATGATGACGTTATCTTCGAAAATAACCGCGTACTTGAGGTTTTGATCGAAACACCTTCGGTAAAAGTCCATGTGGCCCATATAACACCCAATAGCCCCTAAATTGAAGTAGGTAATATCCGGACGCGTTTTGTTCGCGTTATAGTGGAGTTTCAAAGCCTCGCGGTAATAGTTCGGTTCGATGATTTTTTGGTACTTTTTGGCGTTTTCGAGTTTCCTGGTATCTGTGCCGTATATGATTTCTAGAGGTACGGAACTATCGTAGTGATCGAGAAACTTTTCGCGTCGGTCGGCGGACGTTTCCAGGGTCAGAAGAAAACACTTATACTCGGGTTTTTTCCTGGTGCGTGCGAATACGAGTACGAGTACAAGTACGAGTACAAGTACGAGTAGTATCGGAACGATCATCCTTACTTAAAGAATACAGACATAATAATTTCGTGAAGGCGCCAGATTAAGGCTCTGGTTCGAAAGAGCGTGTATCATATCACATCCTCTGTCATATAATGGTTAATATTCCTGGCTGTTAACCAGGCAATCTGCGTTCGATTCGCAGCGGGGGAGTTTTTT